GTTTCAAAATCACTTTTATTTGTATTTTGAATTGGTTGGAAATTTATTCCATCAAGAGTTACAAGAACATTTTGCTGGTAAGCCGCTTCTAAAATAGCATTTGCCATTACTTCAACGCTTCCACTCCAATTGAAAAAAAGTTGTTCTGTTCCAGCATTAAAAAGGTTTTTAATTGATTTTTCGCCTATTTCGTAATATAAGCAATTTTTTTTGTGTTTTCCTAAAGCTTCTTGATTTGCTGGAGCTGGTAATCCATCCCACTCTTCTTTAGGAACTATTTGTTCTGTAATATCAAATGGACCTAAAGCTGTAAGTTTAGGAGTGGCAATAGAACCTTTTTGTCTTATAAAACAATTTGAAGCTATAGCTCTTGTGATTTGCAATATTCCACTATCTAATTGATATTCTAAACGACTATCAACCTTTTGAATCCCTTCCGATTTTGGTAATATATAACCATTTTCAGAAGGAAAAAATCTGTCTCTTGCACTTTCGTAAGTTCCGTTTCTAATTTGAGTTTTGATTCTTGTAGCATAGTCTAAACTATCTTGACTTAAAAATTCAGAAACAGGGTTTGGTTCGATTAGATTTCTGCGTTCATTATAGAAGTCTGGGAAGATAAACCAAACATCGTTTTGGAATACCAATCTTGGAATAGCGTCAATAGCTCTAAATAAGTCTTGCAAGATAACACTAAAATTGACTCCCGCAAATTCTTTTTGTCTGACTAATGTATTTGTCCAATCTTCTCTTCTATTCCAATTAATTTTTAAATTGTGATAAAGTTCTAACTCTGTTCTATATATATCTAAAACTTCACCCAAAGTTTTAGGAGGTGCAGAAGATACTATTCTATCGGCGGGAAAATAAACGTCAAATTTAGTTATAACTTCAGTTAAAGTTATTCTGTGTTCAAATAGATTTCCACGTTGTTTTACAACTTCGTCAGCTTGAACTAGCATTTGTTGGAAACTTGTCACTGTAATATCTTCCACCGATACAACAAAGGTTGTTTCATTGCTATTTAAGAATAAAGCTTGGAATTGTAATCCTTGCGGGTTGGTTGATACACTCACCATTTGGATTAAAAACGTTGATGCATTTTCTGGAACGCTTACTGTCGCATTTCCGTATACTTCGTTGGCAAATACATCTTCAAAGTTTAATTCTGATATTTGTGCGTCACCACTATCTAAAAAAGCAATACGGCTTTTAACCCCAAAACGATTAAACACAAAGTTTTGATTCCATTCGAATTGAATATATAATTCCTCAACATTAACAGGAACTGGGTTTTGTGTGGATTGAAAAATAAAGATGGTGTTTCCACCAAACGAAACGTCTGCACTTGTGAAGTTATTGACAATTAAGTTATTGGCTCCAAGAGAACTAAACGTCAAATCTTCTTCTGTTCCAACTTCTAAAATAGCCAAATCAAAAGGTTCATAACGTTCTGCTCTAGTGTTATAAACTGAAACAATGGCACTATCGCGTTCTTCTAACTTGTTTCTATCAATAGAAAAACTATCTTTAGGAATAAATGTTTGTCCACCAATGTTAATCAAAATGAACACTTCCTTGACTAAAATTACTTCTTTGTCCTTTTAATCTTCTTTCAACTTCTGCTATTTTTGTTTCTCTTGCTGCGCTTCTATATCTAACAACTTGCTGAGCGACAGAACTTATTGTCATAGGAATTAAAGCTAAACCTTGAGTCGCAGCAACAGCTACAACAATATTTGCTGCATTAATCATGTTTGAAAGTTCAACAGCCATTCTTTCATTACCATCTGCTTTTAATTCTTGTGCAAAGGTGCTTATACTTTTGTTTGCCAATAATTTACCATAAGCTAAAAGTGTTGTTTTCTTAATAGCTATTTTAGAAGCACTAGTAGCAGATTCACTTACAGGACTAGTAGAACTTAAAGCGTGTTCGCCTTCTTGTATGTTTTTTTGAATTGCTAATCTAATTTCTTTTGCCATAAGCTACACCCTTTCTAACTGAAATGTAAGTGTTTCTAAACTATTATTTCTAAAAGTTATATTGGCGGATGTTAAGAATACATCATAATTGTAATTAACACCACCTTGGGTCATTCTGAATTGATAAGGTTGAACTATCTTTCCTTCATTAATAGCCAACATTTCGTTGAATATTAAATTGTCAACAGCGTTTCCACGATAATTGATTGTGACTTGAGCTTGCCAAGTTCTACTATTTATTTTAGTTTGTTGGTCTTTAGCCGTAAAAGCTATTTCGTTAAATGATGAAGTATTTTTTCCCATCATAATATCAGCTTCAACAACATCTAATTGAGATAATGATTGACCTTGTTCTGCAATAAAAAATTGCATTTCGTTTCCGTAAAAACCAGATTGAACCCTAGAAGCATTAAAGTTTAAAGCTAATATTTGATAATAACTTCCACTATACTTAAATACATTTACCTTTTGTGGTTCTTTTACTTTAAAAGTATATTTGAATCCTTCATAAGTGTAAGTCAACGTGTCTCTAATTGATTCTAGTGTTTCCAAAATAGCTTGATACTTAATATTATTTTCGTCGAATTCTATAATTCTCTGGTTGAAATCATTTACGTCATATTCAATTCTGATAGCTACATAGAATTCTTTTTCAAAATCACTACGTTTATTCTTTTCAACGAAAGGTATTTCTATCGTTTGAAGATCGACCAAAGGAACAACTTCTTTTGTTAAAAAATTAAGGTCTTCACTTTCTTCACTATTATAGAGAATCTCAAATTCGTTTATTCCAGAGCCTTGCGGCCAAAACTTAAACATAAAGTTTCCACTAAACTCTACGCCTAAAGTATTTTCATTTAATTTTTCTAAGAAAAAATCGTATAAACTTTTATTAGCCGACGAAATCATCTCTGTCTCCTCCTACTCCTGAAGGGTAATTGTAAACATATTCGAAAACTCCTGATTGAATTAAACTTGACCTTAATTTACTCACATCATTGATTCCTGATAAATGATTTTGAACAACTTGACTAGATAAATTAGCTTGAACATAAGATATTTCATTAACTGTGTTTACACTAATGAATCCCTTATTTCTATTATTATTAGAACCTTCTTCGTTATATATGATATAAGGAACGGCAATTGTATCATAATAGACTAATAAATGGTGTTCAGTTTCATTATAGCGAGCTCCTACAGCAAACATAAAACCCGTATCGAAAGGCATATTGCTTTGAACGATTTGTCTTACTATCTCAAGAGTAATCATTTAACGTGCAGCCTTTTTTCGTATCTAGGTTTTCCTCTTAAAGAATTTTTGTCATGTTCGTTTATTTCTTCAACAACACCTTCTATTGTAAGCATTTTTGTTTCGCCTAAAACCTTAACAAAATCATTTTGCATAAAATTCAAATCATTATTAGTAATCAAAAAACGTTCGCCATCTCCTATCAAATCTCCGATAGGATTAATTATGTTTTTAATAATTTGTTCTCTGCAATAAAAAAGTTTGGGTTGTTGGTTTGGCTTATACAAATATGCTTTCAATACTCTATTTCTAGGATTGTCGAATTTTCTAACGCTCACAACAACTCACCGGGGAAATACAAACCGTTAATTTTCAATTCTTCTTTTACTGTTTTAGGAGCATTATATCTACTAGTTCCGGTCATTAATTCATTAGCTATGTAGGCATTTAAATCCATACCACTTATCATAGCTCCTCTTAAAAATTCAAGCATTGCAAACATAAGACCTTTTTGTTTTTCTGGGTCTTCAATAATTTTATTTCTTAAAATTTCAGAATGTTTTTGTGGATTAGGACCTTTATAAAAGTTGTGCATGACTCTGTAAGTAGCTTGAGATATTTCTTTTAAGTCCATATTGTGCAGTGCTATATCTTCACTGGTAAATTGTGTGTTTGTCACAACATCACCAACCGTAAGATAAAATTGTTTTCTTAATTGGTCAAATTCCATAATATCACCAAATTATTCAAAAGGCGGTAAAAATACCGCCCTTTGATTTATTTTTTTATTCAGTTTTTGGTTCTTCTTGTTTTGGTGCAGGCGCTGGTTTTTTAGGGTTGAATTCTGTATAACCCTTAAGTTTTAGTTGGCTTTCACGTTTAGTTGTTGAAGCCGTTCTAACAATACCATTTTTAATTAAAAGTTGTGCCATGTTTTAATTCCTCCTTTTATGGGTTTGCAATAGCTGAAGATGTTTTCAACACGTAAATCCCTGCTGCTTTGTTGTCTTGGACAATAACATCATGGTGATTTCTGTATTGAATTAAGAAAGCATCTGCAAAAATGTTTGTATCTGGTGTGAAAACTTTAGAAGCATAACGTTTCATATAAGCTTTCATAGCGTTTCTGTCTGCGTAAATCATATGGATTCTCTTAGACGATCCAGCAATAGGAGCAAACCCGCCTGCTTCTTGTCCATTTGTTTCACCATCAAATAAGCTGATAGTGTCCCACATACGTGCAGAAGGAACTTCTACAAGGGGTACTCCGTCAACCATAACAACATTACGGTTAAACATTTCGCTGTTGCTTTGCATTTCATAACGGCCACGGCCTTCAAGTTCTTGACGTAAACCAGCTAAGAACGCCGGGCTGACAAAAGCAATTCTGTTTTCGTCTGCTACTTCGTTATTAGTTAAGGTAATACGTGCTGCATCAAACTCTTCTAAGAAGCTTGTAATGTTTGCAAAGTTTTTCTCAATGACTTCGCCTGCTAAGCTTGCAATTTTAGCAATACGAGTAGCGTCAAACTCAGGAACTTCTTTTGTTCTTACATATTCCATAGCTGCAGTTCTGAATGCATCGAACCCTGTTTCGTCGTTGTCTACCCAGTCAATTTGGAAAGAACGTCCACGATCGAATTCTAATTCATAATCGCCGTAATCTACGGTAATATTACCACGAACATAGCCATCGTTACGGTCGTAATCTGCTGCACCATCTAATTCAATTTTAGGTAAGCGGATTTTATTAGTACCTACCCACATAGCTGCTGAATCCTCAATAACGCTAGTCACAGCACCTCTTTTATAAATCTCGTCCAAAATCGGCATAAACCGTTGAACTTTTTCGACAAATGTGTTTGCCATTCTAAATCACTCCTTATTTTTTAGTAGGTAAGCCGGCTTCCTCCCGCCATTTAGATTCTTCGTTAGGAGTGGCTTCTACTGTATCATTGCTACCTTTATCGTAGCTTCCGCCATCCGTTGGTTTAGCCACAAACATTTTATAGGATTCTTTCATACCATCTAAAACAGTTTCTAAGTCTGCGTCATCGCTCAACTTGTTGTTTGCAATAGTATAAACATCTTCCGCATATTTGTGTTCAAAACCTTTTTCGATAATCTTGTCCATAATATTTCGCTTTTCGAGTTGTTTATTAAGCTGTTCATATTGTGGCTTAAGACTATTCAACTCTTGCTCGTACTTAGACAAAATCTCGTCTTTCTCTTCAGTTGTAGCTTGTAAGCGTTTCGTATACGCTTTAAAACCATCAACATTTTCCACACCATCCATCTTTAATCCAGCAATGAATTCATCGATAGCGGATTGACGAATTTCATCTTTAGATTTTTCGATAACTTCTTCTTTTGTTTTTTTGACTATAGGATTCACATAGTCATTGTCGATGGTGTGCTGGACGGAGTCAAAATCTAATTGTTCCAATAATGGAATCACTTCGTCCTTGTTTTCAACAGCTTCAAGCTGCTTCAACAACAATTCTTTAATATTAAGCTTTGGCATTTCTTCCTCCTTGTTTTACGAGACAAGCTCTCGCAACCGTGTTTTGATGGCGGGACAGCGCAACCCGTTATTTAATTCAATTACTATTATATACAAAACTTCCCAAAAATTAAACTTAAATTTATTATTGCATAAAACTACACCCCACGATAAATAATAGCCAGGTCTTCAAGGTTTGCATACAAGGGCAATTTGGCATTTTCCCTCATATCTTCTAAAAATTCTAATGAACTAAATCCTTTTTGTTTAAAATCTAAAATAAATAATTGAATGTCTTCTATTTGTTTGCCTTTATAAATCAAAAAATCTTTTTCTGCTGTTTGAATTAACGCGTCGTCTTGAACTGCCATTATGAAACCTCCTTAGCTTTATTTAGTTTTAAACCTAGTTGGTATAGTTCATTATCTTCTGTAGGTTTAAACATTCCTGTAAATGAATCAAGGTCTGGACTGCCCGCTCTTAAATGTTTTAATTCAAATTCTGTATCTTGTTCAACAACTTGAACTTTAGAACGATTTAAAATAACCATAAAATTGTTTCTTTTAATGTTGATTCCGTCATATCCCAACATTGAAGCAAACACACCATTGTCTAATGTTTTAATAACGTTATACATAGGCATTTCTTGTAAAGCATCTTGTTCAATTTCATTTTCTAACAGAGTTAACGTTTGACTTAATTTTCTTTCTTTAGCAATAGCTTCTATACGTTCATCAAATTCGATTCTTTCTCCTCTTTGAAACCTTCTAATAATTTCATTTGCTTCTTCTTGTTCTTTTTCCATTCTTATTCGTTCTTCAGAATATTCACTAAGCTTTAAAGCAGAATGTGTTTTGCTTTCGTCTTGCGAATAATAATCAATTACGAATTTTTCTTTTTCTGTTTTAATATCTAAATATTCAATGTATCTAAAATCTTTAGGAACATGCATAACATCGATTCTTCCTTTAAAATCATTAAAGCCTATTTTACTAATTGCTTCTTCGTTTGTCATTGTTTTATCTGGGTCAGTTGCAATTAAAATCTTTTCCAAATCTATTCTTGCATATTCTCTTGAAACTTTAATAGAATCTTCAACGTCTTGCGAACTCATTTTTACATTTTTATCAATACCATTGTAAATCGAAGCAGTATACATTCCTTTTCCATATAATGCTCCACCTGTATTATCTAAAAAGAAATCCCCATGTTCAAAATCTGCTTTATACTTTAAAATGTTTTTAGGTTCAGAAGTTATTACTTGCTGACGAAATCCTTCTGAATAACCTCTTACTAAAACCATTCCAACTTCTTCAGGTTCATAACTAAATAATTCATCTTTAGAAATAACTTTAGGTGGCTTATCAAAGTTTTGGTCTTTAATAATATTCAAAAAACTGCCGTCTATACTATTTTGAGCTTTCGATACAGCTAGTTTCTTATTTTTAGAGGTTTCTAATTTAAAAACTTTTTCAACTTCTTTAAGGTATTCGATCGAAATTCCTGGATTTCCGTTATATGAACGTTCCCAAGCGTTTTCATTTGCTCTTTGAGCTAAAGATTCTTCAACCCATTCTTCAGGAATAGGTATATCTTCAAACTTAATTGATGTATCGCCGTCTTCTGGTTCTGATACTACTTTCACATACCATCCGGGTAATTTATCTTTTGTTTCATCATAAAAGACTTTTTGAATTGGAATCTTTTTTCTATCAATTACTTTTTTCCCTTTTTTATCATACACACCAGCACTATTTTTAGAATAACCACTTTCACCCATTAAAACCTTTTTTTCGTCTTCATCTATCTTGGGTTCTTCCGGTTCTTCTGGTAATTCGTGTGGTTTAGGGTCTGTAATTTCAAAACCTTTACGCGTTCCCCTAGGAACAAATTGAAATTCGGTGAAACATCTACAATTAATTCTTTCTTCTATTGGTAATGAATTATCACCAGGAACAAAAGCTTCATGCTTTCCAATTTTAAAGTTTTCATCAGAAGCTACTATCTTTCCGTCCATTATCATGTGACTCATACGAACGTTAGCATCTCTTTGAGTTCGCCAATACTTATATTTAAAACCATGAATTTTAGCGTTTTCTATTTTGGCTCTTTCAAAATCTTCGTGGGCCTCAGTCTGCAAATACCTCTTAATAACACTTTCATTCTTAACACTATTAGATTTTAATGTGTATAGAATAGCATCTTGTTTGCTACCACCACCCTCAATATATGCAAGATAGTCATTTATAATGTTTTTTGAGATAGTTTGCTTTAAACTTTTATTATAATCACTTAATCTTTCAACCGCTCCCTGTATAATTGATTCACGTTGCGGTTCTATTTGATTCATATAATCTATAAAGCTTCTAGTAGCAGGACTTTTGACTCCGTTTTTAGCGTCCTCTACAATTCCAAAAGCTTTTTCAACAATCAATCTTGGTGCCTTTAAATTAGAATCTTGAAACAGTTTTTTGATTTCATTCCTTAAAGGTCTCAACTCACGACTTTTTCTAATCTCTGGTGATTGTGATACATAATTGAAAACGGGAGCCAAAATCAAACTAGCATTAATAACGTTTTCGTATTGCTGATAATTGATTCCATATTTCTTTGATGCTTTTCTTAAAACTCTTTTATTGATATTTCCTTCGTTTTCTACTTCGCCTAATACAGAATTCACATAACGTGTAAAATCTTTTTTTCCGACTTCTGCAGCTTTGTCAATAAAGTGATTTTCGTATTTCTCACTAAGTTTCAAGCAAATCCTCGTCGACATCTAATAAGTCACCAAATCCTGGTGTTTCTAATTCATCTAACCACTCTTCGGCTTCTGTGTCACTTAGCTTGTAATGTCTCATGATAAATTCTTTCTTAGGCATAAGTTCAGCTTGAACTGCTAACATATCTCTTTGGAATAATGCTTCGTCATCAATAATAACAGCATCTCTTAACTCCCACTTAATGTCGTCATATTCCATTTCCCAGTTAATAAGATTCCACATCTTAGCGTATTTGTAAATTTTCCAAATGAGCTCACGCCAAGATTGTGTGATCGCTTTACCAATTTCAGTTCTAGTTCTGTGAGTTCTATCCGCTTGAACCATTACTTGAGTGGCAGTCATCTTAGCTCCGCCTGATTCAAAACTAAACGTTCCCGGACTTAATCCTATCTGATTACATACTAAATCCAAATCTTGCTTAATCTTAGCGTGATATTCGGGTTGTCTAATCGTTGGGTTAAAAATAATCGGATTGAATTGGAATCCATCTTCAGCATTTAAACCACTATACCATCTTGTAGACTTATTGTAGTGATTTATCATATTGCCATCTTTATCGTATCCGTGCTCTAACATCTCATCAGGAACAATAATTTGAGTTTTAGTTAATTCAATTTCGCGATTGTTTGCATCATAAGCCAAATCTAAATTACGTAATACATCAATACTGTTAGTCATTAAACCAATTCCACGAATAGTATCTATTTGCTTGTTATTCTTAATCGGAAGTCTAGTGAACACAAACATTGGAACGTCTGCTCCTCTAAACTCTTCAAACTCAACTAAATTACCAAATAATCCAATATGCTCTTTATAGTTAATACCACGTTCTAATTGGTATCTTTCTGGTCCTTCATATATCTCACGTCTAATGTCGTAATAGGTTTCCTCTTCTTCATCTTCGTGAATTTTGTGAAGCTCCAACAATGTGTAATATACTGGGTTGTTTTTCTTATCAAATTGCTTACGTTCGGTATATAAAACCACACTCTTAGGTTGACCTTGCTCCCACTCTACAATTTCGAATCTAAAACCATTAAGATAACTAATCTTGATTTCGCCTTTACGTAAAGCGAATGTATTTAACATGTCTCCAGTGTTTAAGAATATCTCAATGCTATCTGCTTCATTTTGATAGAAATAGTTCTTCTTCAATATGTCTTTGAAAAAGCTAACTTTCTCTTCGCTATCATCATTGTCAATAGAAAAATCATCGCCTTCGCCCAATATCAAATTTCTTAACACCGATGTAGCTAGCTTAGGTATGTTTAATGTGTCAATTTTTCTTTTGCCAACAACATTTCCTTTATGGTCATACATTGTCTCTTCGTGATAATTGTCTACAGCCTTAAGCTCTGGAGTCAAATCACTATGCATAATAGAATTTGGGACAAAACCTTGATACATAAAAAGTGACAACCTTCTATATATACTTGTTATGTCATCAAACATTCTCTGTTTCTTTAAAACCTGGTCTCTAATATATGTTCCCATATTACCTCCTCAAGAATTCAATTCTTTCAATTATTTTTGGTATCAATCCAACAAACGCATATTCTAAACTATCTAAACTATCAATGTCTACGGTATTGTCGTCCAATCGTTCTTCACTGTCATCCCTCCATACCGCCTTCTTAATGGCCAATATCAACTCTTTACAATGTGATTCTATACGTATATACTCTGCACCTAACATGATGTTTAATGTATCTATACGTTCTTTCAATGCAGATTTACTTGTGTGCAACCTCTTAGCTTTATTTACTAACTTAAAATTCAAATATTGAATTCTTAATTCAGTAGCTCGTTTTTTTAATACCTTGTAGAACGTCACACCATTACTAGCGGATTCTACATACACATTCACTCTATGTTGAAACTTATTATAGTGATTTTGAATCCAGAAGAAGAAATCTTCAGCATAGTCGTTTATGTCTTTCTCACTAGTGTCACTGTTCTTGTGGTAATATGTGCTTATTACGTCTATTCCTTCTAGACCCTTACGAACACCTATGAGTGTAAACACAGTAGCATCTACCTCTCCATAGTCAATACCAATCCTAAAGTCTGCATATATTCTTCTGTCAACAGTCTCATAAAACTTATCAACATGAACTTCGGCATTGAATTTCTTGTATATGGCTCCACTATCTCTAACCCATTTACCCAACACCTTACGTTCATACATAACGGGTGTAAAGATTCTCGCCATTCTATCAACGTCACTTTGGTTAAACAAAGGGTTGTCCAATAATTCAAACTGTAGAACCATGATGTCTTTGAAATAACCTTCTTTGATATAAGACTGATAGAAGTTATGTGAGTCATCACCTTCGGGGTTGCACGTCATAAACACACGATAGTCTTTAAATGTAATGTTTCGACCTATTGCTTGTTCGATAAAGTTAAGGTCTATGAGTGCTGATTCGTCTATGAACGTTCCGCGTCTAGTACCACCTTGAATAGACTTGATTGAGTTCTTATTGTTCGCTCCTACATATTTGAATGAAAAATATATGTTATTATGTTTAAATGTAAGAACACCAGAGGACTTATCCAGGAACTGAGCTTTATTATAGTTTGCAAGTTTTAGTCTAGCGTTGACAATAGCATAACCCTTTTTATCGTTGGCGTAAGTCATGATTGGGTCAATAACGTTATCTTCTGCTGTAAACTTACTTGCTGCTATGACGTTAAACTTATTCCAGCCTTGGGTGTATTGTTCTTTAGGTGTAGAGGTAATTGTATGTTCAACCCAGTCGAAGAATCCCCAAGCCGTGAATATGGTCTTACCGGTTCTAATAGCTCCGTGTGCAACAAACATTCTAAACTTCTCAAAATGTGGGATTCTCCACCACATGTAAGCAACGGCTTGTTTTTTGCCTATCTTAGAGAACATCTAATTCCTTTCTACCAAGAAATTCTATAATTCTCTTGGTATCTATTTACAAAACACTACCAATGCACAACTAAATGAATTTTTGCACAACTGATGCATCCAAGAAATTCTGTAAATTACTTGGTTATAGATTACAGAACAACCAGAAAATTCTATAATGCTTTTGGTATGTATTTACAAATCTACCAAGAAATCCATTCGTTCTTTTGGTTGCGACCAAGAAATTCTGTAATGCTTTTGGTTACAAATTACAAAACTAATCTTCTTCACTCCTAGTTAAACTCGCCTCGTCAATCATTGAGTCTACATCAACTAACTTCTCGATTGCTTCGCTCATGGCTGTGTAGAAGTTGTCTTGTGAAGATTCCATCTCGTCAAACATTTGTTTTTGCTGATCGATCTCATAAAGCTTAATAGCCTTATCCATCAACGTTCCAAGTACTCTATTGAGTGGGTCTAAACCTCTTTCAAGAAACTCTATTCTGAGATTCTCTTCCACATCTAATATGTTCAAAATCTTCTTAATGATATTCTTAGGCTTTTCGCCTTTCAGTTGATTGATTATCTCGTCAGCTTCTTCTTCATAAGCTTCGTTCAACTTCTTCTCTAACATGTTCTCATATTTCTTAATTCTACTTCTTACAGTATGAGGATGAACACCTATCTCTTTCGCAATGTCTTCTGTTCTCATTCCAGATTTATAGAATTCTATGATTTTAGCTGTAGCTTCGTTTCCAATCTTGGTTGACACGAGAGATGTACCTCCTTTTTACTAATTATATAATAGTGAATTATAACAAATAACAGGGTTAAAGTAAATAGGCACGTTTAGGCACGTCCAATGCACAGTTGGCACAGTTCCGACCGCCCGGGCTAAACTTTTCCCCTAGGATTCTATATTTCTATTTTATACCCAGGACAAAAAAACTATGTAAACTATGCATTTTCTAATAGAAGTTTGACATTTTTTGAACAAAATCTTCAAGAGAGTAGATGACAAAGGTTGGGAAGTTGTAGGATGAGAGTAGGTTTAGAATGCGGATTTGGTCTTTGGAAGGTTTATTTGGATGGATTTTTGTTTCGATGAAGGCTGTATGGCCGTTGGGGGAGAGGATGGTGAGGTCTGGCCAGCCTTTGGGGAGACCGGTATTGAGAAAAGCTCCATCGGCTAGTTGGAAGGTACCCACATTATTGCGGATGACGATCCAGCCTTTGGAGCTTGCGTAGAGTTTTATTTCGTTCATGAGTTTTTTTTCTTTAGTCAACGAAAATACCTCCTTTGTTCGTTTAAAATTTATTTTATTTTTTTACACACTCTATCAAAGGAGGTAAAATCGTTAATAAAAATCCCCTCTTAGAACCGTACTTAGAGGGAAGATAGGTAAGAAAGGGAAGGGGAAAGAACCTATCTTGGAAGTTTTTAAGACTGAATATGAGGGAAAGGGGGGGCCTCAGTCTCCAATGTCTTCGGAAGAGGTAATGAGTTGGCGCGTTGAGATGTTGTAAGCACAGATAGTTTCTTTGAATTCCTTCACGGTTTTAAAATGTTTTTGATTGAGGTCCATCACTTCACAGAAATGGAGGTAGATAAACCACATATCTTCAATAGAGGCATATTTGAGGAAATAGACGTCGTCTTCGGGAAGATATTCAAACATGAGAATATTTTTTTGTTGTTCGATAATATCTATTTGACGTTTGACTTGGTCTAGAGTTCCGACAAATTGTTCAGTACCTTCTAAAAGCCAATTTTTAATTTCTTTATCAAATGCTTTCATAGGTAGGCCTCTTGGAATCTTAGTTGGTATGATGGGTCTTTGATTTTTTCAGCTAGGTAATATTGACGGTAGGCTTTGATTGTTGATTGATGTTTATATTGGTCAGGCATACATTGGGGAGGGTTTGTAAACCCGATGCGAGGAATGCTTATAGGAGGGATCGATAATAGGTTGCGGAGTTTGGTCTCCGTAAGATGTGTTTTGCCATACCGAAACGTATATTCCTCGCAAAGGGCAACAAAATGATTGTATAACCACAAATAGTTTTCGTAAGATGAACGGACCCAGACAGTGCTAGGGTGATTCTTGTATGCAATTTTATATAAGACTTGATTGTCATTATTGTCTAGTATGCGGTGTGCCGTAGAGAGCATTTGAGCAGATTCTAGAATCATTTTAACAACATGCTTATCTGTCATAAGTGAAGCTGCTGTTTTTGGATTTTGGTGAATGTAAAAAATATTCATAATTGAAACCCCTTTCATTATCTAATTATATTATATATTAAAAGTTTAAAAATTATACACTAAAATCAGAAATTATTTCAATAAACCCATTTTTTTGCCGACTTCGTAGATGTCACGATTGGCTCTTTTTTCTAGATATTGTTGAATTTCGAAATGGCTTTTATAGCCGAAACCTTTGGGAATATCTCCGTCATTGTAATATCTTTTGTAAGCATGTGCTGTTGCCAAATATTTTTGGGCAGTTGAGATTCCAACTCCCAAACCTAAATCGCGTTTTTCGTAATCAACTTTGGATTCAATTAACTCTAAAACCGATTGAAATTCTCCACGTCTATCCCAATAGGTATTGTTCATAAGTTGGCCAGCCTTTCTTCATATTCTTTTTGAGTTTCTTGACGGTAATCTTGAGAAATCATATGTGCGCGTTGAAGAATACCGTAAGCCCAGCCAGGAACGATTGAATAATTGTATTGCATTCCAGCTAGGTAAGCAGAATAGGCTTCTTTGAAATCTTGAAACCATTTAGTGTTGACGGTTTCTTGGCGGTTAGTAAGAAACATGTTCACAAATTCGATTTCTAATTTAGTTCTTTCACTGGCAGAAAATTTATACATTTTCATATTGAATCTCCCTTTCTAGTCTGTCTCATCAGTGATGGTCGACTAATTCCATCAGACAGCCCGAAGGCTGTTTCGACTTAGATGGTGATAAATTCATCAACGTATTTTTTAACGATTTCCATTGATAATCCAATTTTTTCGAATTTGTCGAGGATGATATATTCTGGAACGACTCTTTCGCGATTGGCGTTTCTTTCGAGGGCAACGTTAAGTGGGACATCTACGTAGACGATGGTGACGGTATAACCTAGGTCTTGAGCTTCTTTAGTCATCGAGATAACTTTTTCGGCGTTAGTAGCTGTGGTGTCGTAAACGAATGAGATACCTTTTGAGAATTTGTTGTAGATTTCGCTTTTTTCAATTGCTTTAGATAATGAGTGAACTTTAGTAGGAT